TTGTTGGGACCACGCGCAGATCGACAGCCGCGCGGTGGAGGGGACGAACAAGGAGCAGGCGGCGCGGTGGGTGGAGGACTACGGCGAGGACTCGGACTTCGTGAAGGTGCGGGTGCGGGGCATGTTCCCCTCGATGTCGAGCAGGCAGTTCATCAGCGAGGCGGATGTGACGGCGGCCTACGGCAAGTCGCTGCAGCCCGGACAGTACCAGTTCGCGCCGGTGATTCTGACGGTCGATCCTGCCTGGGAGGGCGACGACGAGCTGGTGGTGGGCAAGCGCCAGGGGCTGGCCTTCAGCATCCTGCACCGCATGCCCAAGAACGACAACGACCTGGTCGTGGCTCAGATCGTGGCGCGCCTGGAGCGCGAGCACGACGCCAGCGCGGTGTTTGTCGACGCCGGCTTTGGCACGGGCATTGTGTCGGCAGGGCAAGGCCTGGGGCTGTCTTGGACGCTGGTTTGGTTCGCAGGGGCCAGCGGCGATCCGGGCTGCCTGAACAAGCGGGCTGAGATGTGGAAGGCGATGCGCGACTGGCTCAAGGCAGGCGGGGCGATCCCCGACGATCCGCAACTGCGCGACGAGCTTCAGGCGCCGGAGATCGTGCCGCGCATTGACGGCAAGCTGCAACTGGAGGCCAAGAAGGACATGAAGGCGCGCGGCGTGCCATCACCCAACCGGGCGGACGCGCTGGCGCTGTCGTTCGCCTTCCCGGTGGCGCAGCGCAGCCTGGCCGCGCGGGCGGCGGCCGAGCTGGGCCTGGCGACGCGTCAGCAGGGCTTCGATTACGACCCTTACGCCTAGGTGCGCGTGACCGCTGCGCGCCGTCGGACACTGGCGGCCATGGAGTACCGCATCGTCAACCCGGCCGGCTGGATCGCGCGCGCGGAGCCGCTGATGCGTGCCAACTGGGCGGAGACCGGGTTTGACTTCGACTTCGCCCCGGACGTTGACGCCTACCAGCGGATGCACGACGCGGGCTTGGTGTTCGCGATCGCGGCACTTGATGGCGAGGACTTGATCGGCTACTGCACGGTCGTGGTGGCGCCACACCCGCACAACCAGCGCGTTGTGGTGGCGGGTAACGACGCGCTGTTCGTGGTGCCGGAGAGGCGCGGCGGGCCGGTGGCGTTGCGGATTATTCAGGCGGCGGAGGCTGAGGCAGCGCGGCGTGGTGCGGTGCGCTTCGCATGGCACACAAGGGCCGGCACACCACTGGCCCTTGTGTTGCAACGGCGAGGCTACAGGCCCGCCGACGTGGTGGTTGTGAAGGAGATTTCACGTGGGCCTTGAGACAGCACTTATCGCATCCGTTATCGGGACTACAGCAGCTGGAATCGCGACCTCGGTGGACAGCGCGCGCAGGCAGCGCAACGCCGCCGCCGATGCGGCCAAGCAGGCGCAGCAACAGGCCGACCAGGCCACGCAAGAAGCGCAGAAACAGAACGACATCCTGACCAATCGCTCCAACCAGCGGCGTGCCGATTCGTCGGCCGCCACCCCTGGCCTGGGGCTTGGCACCACGATGCTGACTGGGCCTCAGGGCGTGGCCGGCAACCAGTTGCACCTGGGCAAATCCACGCTGCTGGGACAGTGATGGCCGACTTGTCCGTACGAGCCCGCGCATGGAGCCGCTGGGAGGCCCTCAAACAGGAGCGATCCTCGTGGCTGCCGCATTGGCGCGAGATCGCCCGGTACACGCACCCGAGGGCCGGGCGGCTGACCAACCTATTGAGCGAGACCAACCGGGGCGAGCGGCGCGACCAGGACATTCTGGACAACACAGCTGTTCGCGCGCTGCGCACACTGGGATCAGGACTGATGGCCGGCATGACCAGTCCGGCAAGGCCGTGGTTCCGTCTGACCACCAGCGACCCGGAGCTCGATGAATCGGTGCCGGTCAAGACCTGGCTGCACGATGTGCAGGAGCTGATGGGCATGGTGTTCGCGCGCTCGAACACCTACCTGGCGCTGCATTCCTGCTATGAAGAACTGGGGGCCTTCGGCACCTGTGCCAGCGTGGTTGTCGATGATTTTGACACCGTGCTGAGGCATCACCCGCTGACCATCGGCCAGTACGCCATCGCCATGTCTGGCGAGGTGGTGCCCGATACGCTGTACCGAGAATTCAGCATGACCGTCGAACAGATCGTGCGTCGCTTCGGGCGCGACAAGTGCTCGCTGTCGGTGCGGCGCCTGTACGACGACCGCAACTACGACGCATGGGTGCCCGTGTTGCACGCCATCGAGCCGCGCCACGATCGCGACATGCGCAAGCGCGACGCCGTGAACATGGCATGGCGCAGCGTCTACATCGAGCCCGGCGCCGAGGGCGACAAGCTGCTGGCCGAGGGCGGCTTCAAAGAGTTTCCGGCTATGTGCGCTCGCTGGCGCGTATACGGCAGCGACGTGTACGGCGCCAGTCCGGCAATGGACGCGCTGGGAGACGCCAAGCAGTTGCAGTTGCAGCAAAAACGCAAGGCGCAGGCCATCGACTACATGACCTTGCCGCCATTGCAGGCGCCGTCGCAGCTCAAGAACCAGCGCGTCAACATGTTGCCAGGCGGCATTACCTTCGTGGACACGCCCGGCGCGCAGCAGGCGGTGCGCAGCATGTTCGATGTGCGGCTAGACCTGAGTCACATGCTGATGGACATTCAGGACGTGCGCGAGCGCATCAATTCTGCCTTCTACGCTGACCTGTTCCTGATGCTCTACAGCATGCGTGACAACGATCCGCGCATGACCGCCACCGAGGTTGCCGAACGGCACGAGGAAAAGCTGCTGATGCTCGGCCCGGTGCTGGAGCGCCTGCAAGGAGAAATCCTCTCGCCGGCCATCGAGGTGTGCTTTTCCAAGCTGCTGGCCGCCAACCTGCTACCACCGGCGCCAGAGGAACTGGGCGGGCGGCAACTCAATGTCGAGTTCGTGTCCATGCTGGCGCAGGCGCAGCGCTCGATCGCCACCAACAGTGTGGATCGCTTCGTGATGGCCTTGGGACAGGTGGCCACGGCCAAGCCCGAGGTATTGGACAAGCTGGATGCCGACTACTGGGCTGACAGCTACGCCGACACGCTTGGCATCGATCCTCGCTTGATTGTGCCTGGCGAGCAGGTGGCGCTGATCCGCCAGCAGCGCGCCGAGCAGCAGGCGGCGTTGCAACAGGCGGCCGTGGCTGAACAGACAGCCGGCGCAGCTCAGAAGCTTGGTAGCGTCAACACCAGCGAGCCCAACGCCCTGACCGATCTGGTGGGCGCGGCTTGAGGGGTGCGCGTGACGCCGCGCTGGCGCCGTACACTGCCCGGCAATGGAGCCCGAGGATGCAAAGCTCAAGCGACGCGAACAGGAAGACGCCGACGACCTTCGTTGGCTGCTGTCCGGCCCGCGTGGGCGCCGCATCGTGCATCGCGATCTGGAAGAGGCTGGCGTGTTCCGTTCGGTGTTCAACACCAACGCCATGGCCATGGCCTTTGCGGAGGGGCGGCGCAATGCGGGTCTTCAGAAGCTGGCGCGGGTCATGGCTTCCAACCCGTCTGCCTACGCCTTGATGCTCAAGGAAAACCACGAAGATGAGCGAAGAAACCCTGCTGACGCCGACGCCGACTGAGCATCCCGAGTCGGCGCCAGCAACCCCGGGAGTCGATGCGGGCGCCGCGCCTGCTGAGAATGCCCAACCCCAGCCGGGCGAGGCCGATGCCAAGCCTGAGTCTGACCCTGCCGACAAGTCCGCCGAGGACAAGCCGCAGGGCGCGCCCGAGCGCTACGAGTTCACCGCGCCTGAGGGCTCCGAGTTGGATGCAGCCGTGACCGATGCCTTTGCCGGCGTCGCCAAGGAGCTGAATCTGACGCAGGAAGCCGCACAGAAGGTGGTGGACAAGATGGCGCCCTTGATGGCGCAGCGCCAAGCCGAGCAGGTGCAAGCCGTGCAAAAGCAGTGGCGCGACGAGTCCACGGCCGACAAGGAATTCGGCGGCGACAAGCTGACCGAGAGCCTGGCCACGGCACGCAAGGCGATGGACGCCTTCGCGTCACCGGCACTCAAACAGACGCTGGAACAGACTGGCCTTGGAAACCATCCCGAAGTGATTCGGATGTTCGTGAAGGTCGGCAAGGCAATCAGCGAGGACGGATTCGTCAACGGGGCGAACAAGCCCATTGTCGATGACGCCAAGCGGTTTTACCCCAACTCCCAAATGAACTGAAGGATCAGACATGGCACTCTTGAGCACTTCCGCACCGACGCTGGCCGATGTGGCCAAGCGCACCGACCCCGATGGCAACATCGGCGATATTGTTGAGCTGATGGCGCAGACCAACGAGGCCGTCAAGGACATGGGCTGGATCGAGGGCAACCTGCCCACCGGCCACCGCACCACGGTGCGCACCGGCCTGCCGCAAGGCGTCTGGCGCAAACTGAGCTACGGCGTCCCGCCGGAGAAAAGCACCACCGTGCAGGTGCAGGATACCTGCGGCATGCTGGAAGCATACGCTGAGGTTGACAAGGCGCTGGCCGATCTCAACAACAATACAGCCGCCTGGCGCCTGAGCGAGGACAGCGCATTTGTCGAGGGCATGAGCCAGAACTTCGCCAAGACGCTGTTCTACGGCGACACGGCCACCAACCCCGAGCGATTCCTCGGCCTGGCGCCGCGTTACTCGCAGATCGCCGGCGTGGAGAACGGCCGCAACGTGATTGACTGCCAGGGCAGCGGATCGGACAATACCTCCATTTGGCTGGTGGTGTGGGGGCCGAACACCGTGCACGGCATCTACCCCAAGGGCAGCAAGGCCGGCCTGTCGCAGCGCGACCTGGGCGAAGTGACCTTGCTGGATGCCAACAACGGCCGCTATCAGGGCTACCGCTCGCACTACAAGTGGGACGCCGGACTGACCCTACGCGACTGGCGTTACGTAGCGCGCGTTGCCAACGTGGACGCTTCCGATCTGCAAAGTGCCAGCGGCACCATGGCGCCAGTGGACGGCATCTCGCCGCTCATAAACTACCTGATCGCGGCCAAGAACCGAATCCCGTCGATGGGCCGTGGTCGCGCGGTGATTTACTGCAACGCCAACGTGCGCGAGGCGCTGGACAAGATTGCGTTGCGCGCATCAAGTCAAACCATGTCGATCAGAGAGGCGGCCGGGCAGTTCGAAACCTCGTTCCTGGGCATCCCGATCCGCACCGTGGACGCGATCCTGAACACCGAAGCCCGCGTGGTCTGATCCAAGGAGAAGCAACATGATCATCGA